AGGAAAATTATTCTGGTAACAAATCTTCCTTTTCAATTTTTTTATATTTTGTTTTCCTGAGTGTTTTGGTTTTCGTGAATATCGGTTCATCATCTGATGATTCACTAGAGCTGGTCTCTATGTCACACGATTTCAGTTTATCATCGAAAAATGTCCATGAATCAGGCTCCCATGTGCTCATTACTATTAAGAGCATTTTTTAACATCTGTTCTGCCGGACTCTGGGGTTCCCAGCTGTGCCAACGGTCATAGGCTTCATTCATTTGAATAAACTTGGGATCGTCTCCTGAATATCTCACAAAGCTGGGACATTCATCCTCTGCAACTTCTTCAATCTCAATCTCATCCTCCCCCGATTCCTCATCGTCGTACACTTCTGGGAATATGGAGCCAATGTTCTGACCAACTGTGTACATCGCACAGTATTTGGATGCATATTCCATGTCTTCTGGAAGAATCACATCTCTTCCACAAGCCTTACAATATTCAGCAGCCAAAACCATACTGTTCTCCATAACAGGCATCATGATGTCAATCATAGTGTTCATGTAGTTGGTGGCTTGGGTGTCCCCCGCATCACCGAACCCAGTTTGCATGTTCATGTTAATATTTAACGGTAAAAAGAGTTTTAGAAAATCCCTCGGCAACACGTAAAATGTTGTAGCTTAGGGCGTAGACACGAAGCTGTCTTGCAAAATCGGGGCACGATGTCATACTTAGGTTTAAAATTTGTTCTTTTATTAAACTGAAATTAACCTGCCCCGTTGGATACCACTCCTCCGGCTGAAGTGCGAAACTGTACGAATAAAAACGCCGAATGAGCTGGGTCTTGGAGTGGTGGATCGCAGCCTGAACCGCCTTGAGAAATATGACGCTACCCGTTTCCCTGGTTATAATGTCCTGACCATCCAGTGTGAGTATCAGGTGGTCGAGGTTTTCGTAGAGTATGTACTTCCCATCCTGTACAATAGATGTATTATCGTAGTCAAAGGGTGTTACGAACTGGAATTCATTGTTACCAATCTTACCCCGCCGTTGGATCACAAAATACAACTCCTTCACCGGGTTTGAAAAATCTAATTTGAAGGTGTCGGAGTTCACACCAGCGTCGACATTGAAGACGTTTTGTTGTAGTTGTGAAATCAGGTAGTCTCGGGGTGTTTTTTCAATTTTAATTCGCTCGGTGCAGTCTAGAAATACAATTTCTGTACACAATTTAAATTCCTGTATCTTAATATCTTCCGTGAATGGATCTGGATAGGCACCATCTATTCTCACTACGAGGTCCTTTACGTCTCTCAATTTGATCTCGACCTCAACTTCTTGTTTTTTTATAGCACAGAGGGGTATCGCCAACTCTGGGTGGTTGTAAAAGTAAAAGGGTAAATCCACAAAAAAATCCACATCCTTCGTGTTTCCCAAAGCACTACTCGCGACTATGAGACGGTTAGCGACCTGTACATCCGCGGTTCTTTTTTCGTATTTACCAATCAGGTGCTTGAGTGCGTTTTGTTTACTTTGGGTAACATTGTGCTCTGAATATATTTGGAGATAGTCGCTCGTCAATCTCTGAATGATTTTGCCCCCAATGATTACATCGGCATGTTCAACGATCGCGTGACCAACAGATTCTATGTAAGCGACCCCCGATGTACCGATTTCTGGAAGTTTAATTTTCAAACTCAAAGTTTTCAATAGGTCACCTTGATTTTGGAGAACCTTAAACCTGACAGTCTTTCCGAAATCAATCTGGTTTACGGGATCCAGGTCGACATATTCCCGTGAAAAATTTGAATGCTTCTTGAAACTTTCCAGAAAATGACTGTAGTCTGGATTGTCTGTGAAGAACTGCTCTTGGGGTCCAGAAGCCAAAAGTTGGACACGACCAGCCATTACTATTATATCCACCTAAAATTTTAATCCAGCTAAACCACTCTCAAATCTCAGAACATTGTAGTTAATTGCGTATATCCGGGTCTTGTTGGCTTCCGCGTAGTTATTGGGAATAATCTCCACAGTCAACATCTTGTGGGTAATACGACTCATGTTTACCTGCCCTGTCGGATAATATACCTCGGGTTTAAGAGAAAATGAATACATACCAAATGTGGCGATGTTCGCAGACGATGGACTATTTATATGATGTTTCAGAGATTGTTCGTATACTAGAAACTTTGTATCCCTGTTGAAAACAACTTCATTGTTGAAACGAAGTTCTACATTTTTAATGCTATTGTACCAATTTGGGTCGTTATCTTCAACAGCTTCTTCCGATTGAGAAACGAAGAAAAGTTCCTTAACAGGGTGTTGGAAGTTCAACATCACAGACCTCTTGGTTTCGCCAACTTTCATTTTGAACTGCGCCAGTTGAACCTGTGTGATCACATAATCGATGGGGTAGGACATCAGATACTGCCTCTCTTCTTCAGATAAATATACAAAATCTGCATCTATAGACATTGTACGAATTGAACCCTGTACTCCATCTGGGATATCGTAAGGTGCGCCCACGGGGAGGCCGCTGTTAAATATCACTTCTTTCAGAGGTCGTAATTTAAGTTTAACTTCCACAATGTGTTTAGTTAGGGCACAGGTTGGTATGGCCAGAGTTGGATTTCTGTAAAAGTAAAATGGAAGATTGAGAAAATAGGTATAATCACCCTGGTAACTCAGTATGTTACCGTGCCCATTCAAAAAATAGAGGGTCTGATCGATATCATCATTCGTATTATGAAGTTGCTGGTACAAATAAATATATTCACCCGTGATTTTCTCTATAACTTGACCACCAATCAAAAGTTCTGCATACTCAATCATATGTGTGATTATAGAGGGTGACCAAATGGTGTCATTTCCCGTTTCATCGGGGGTTGGGTCATTTAAAGTCACCTTCAGGGTCATATTCTTTATAAGATCCCCCTTATCTACGGGAATCCTACACTCTATAACGTTTCCAAAATCCACAGTGCCATCAAACTGATTTTCTAAAACATCTACAGAAAACTTAGTGTGCCTTTTAAAATTCATCAGGAAGTATGAAAATTGTGGTTCGTCTGATAGCCATTGATCCTGGATACCTGTTGCGGCGAGTCTCAGACGACCAGCCATTCCTACTCTATATGAGTAAAATTTTGGTAAATAAAACGAGACACTAAATTAGAATGAACCTTCAGTTGAGGAAATTCAAACCCGAAAGTATAACAGATGACAGGGTTTGTGTGTTCATAGGCAAACGTAATACTGGTAAGTCCACATTGGTAAAAGATATTATGTTCCATAAAAAGCATCTTCCGGCGGGAATTGTCCTCTCTGGAACTGAAGAGGGTAATCACTTTTATTCTGAATTCATTCCAGATCTCTTCATATACGGTGATTATGATAGAGACGCGATAGAGAGAGTTATGGCGAGGCAGAGAAAATTGGTGGGCGCAGGAAAAATAAACTGCGGGTCCTTCATGCTCCTAGATGATTGTATGTACGACTCAAAGTTTTTGAAGGATACCTGTATTCGACAGTGCTTCATGAATGGAAGACATTGGAAGATTTTTTTCATGTTGACGATGCAGTACGTGATGGACCTCCCACCAGCACTTCGCGCCAATGTCGATTACGTCTTTATACTCAGGGAAAACATTATTCAAAATAGAGAAAAGTTGTACAAGTCTTTCTTTGGTATCTTCCCCTCCTTCGACATGTTCTGTAAGGTGATGGACGCGTGTACCGAAAACTACGAATGCCTCGTGTTAGATAATACCGTGAAATCTAACAAGATACAGGATTGTGTATTCTGGTACAAGGCGACTCTCAGAAAGAATTTTAAGGTTGGGGGACCAGAGCTCTGGAGACTCCACAAGAAGATGTACAATCCCAAACACCTCGAGCAGAAGGAGGAAGATGCCAAGAAGGCCACCAAGAAGACAGCCCTAACGATCACCAAGAGAAAATAGTTGCGTTTTCATTTTTATCAAAAAACATAGAGTATAGTTAAATGGCTTCACCCCAAGTGAGTACGTTGAATTTGTCTGATAATGGTGACGGTATGGTACCTCTGAATACCAACCCAACCACATCTTTTGTGAATAATGAAGCTGAAAAAAATATACGCCCAAATAAAGAGACGATGGATTCTACCCCCATTAATGATATCATGATGGAACCCCCAATGATGACCGACGAACCCAAAATGCAGGGTATGATGCCCCAGATGACAGCCCCCCAACCACAGGGATCTTACGCTCCCCAGCAGGCGGAGAAACCAGAGAGCAAGAATCCCCTCAACCTCACAGATGACCAAATGACAGCACTCTTTGTCGCGGTATGCACAGCCGTCGCCATCAGCAAGCCAGTTCAAGATAAGCTAGTGACCTCTATCCCCAAGTTCCTTAACGAACAGGGGGGTAGAAGTATGGTTGGTCTTGCTTCGACCGGTCTTGTTTCGGGCATCATATTCTTCTTCGTGAAGGATTACATTATCAAGCCCTAATTTTCCCAACCTTTATTACTATAGATTGAGGAATCGATACCCGTTAAATAGGTAATTAACACTCCACCCGCAAAAGTCGCCAAGAGCAAGAAACTCAAAACAAGGTTCTTTTTCCTGTCATTTTTCGGGTTTTTTACAGCTTCGCGGGAAGTACGCCACACCGTGTTAACCAAATACATGAGTATCATAGATACGACGGTCGACGCCCAAAAGAAGAGACGATCCACCGCGAGCTGGGGGATGTCCGAGACGATGAGGCGGAGAACATTTGGTATAATTACAGTCAACCACAGAAGATTGAAACCGTAGTGCTGGACAAATTTGGGTACAAAAAGGACTGCAAATACTGCTAACCAAATTCCTACACTCTGTAGTACCACACTAATTGGTGTTTTCATTTAATGTAGGGTAAGATTATTTATCCTGAACGTGCTGACCACAGAATTTGGTCTTCTGTGGTATTTTTTCGTAAATGTTTAGATTTTGAGCTATGTTTCTAAGTTCTACATAATTTTCCCAAAATTCGGGTGAGTGAGAATATTCCTTCACTGTAGAATGTGCCAACTCGTGGATGAGAACATGGAATATTTCGTTCACACCCCCATTCAAACATATGGTTATTTCTCCACCTTTGTTTGTGTTGTAGCCCACGGTATTCTTCATTTGTGTAAATCCGGTTATTGGAACGTGGCGATGTAGTACGCGGAATTTAGGATCATCGGTTTCTTTGAGATGTTCCCTGAGAATACGATACCTTTCCTTCACATCTGTAAACTCATAGGGTTCGCGCGTGTTGTGTAATATGTAAGCACATATGATGAATAATATAACTACCGCTATCATCTCTTATATACAAAGATAAATTTACTATAGAACTCTGAGATTGGGTTTCCTGTGAGACCCTCCCAAAGTTCTAGTCTAAATCCCATTTCCTCTAAACTCGTCACAAGACGGTCCTTGTAGCATATAGGCTCTGGCTTTGGTCCATCCGCATAGTACGGGGTGTCCACCAGGTGTACAAACATCTTCTCACCGTATTCTCCATACCCACCACCACGTGTCAGAAAGTAGTTTCCATCCCCATCTCTGTAGGGTGTCCTAAACACAATCTTCTCAGAGTCCGGAATGATACCTATCAACTTTCCACCCGGTTTTATTCGCTTCTTAATTTCCCGTAGGGAACTGAAGAAGAGGTCCCTGGTCTTGTAGATGTAGTGCAAAGAAAAGTTAAAACACACCACATCAAACTTTCTATTCGGACACTGGTGTATGTCACCCTCGTAGAAGTTCACCCGCAGGTGCATATTCTTCGCCCTAGACCTAGCCTCCACTAGAGCAGATGGCTCCGGGTCACACATGTTTATATTGACCCCACACTTGTGCCATTTTTGAAGATCGCCACCGAAACCACACCCAACATCCAGAATACACTGCCCCTTCTGAGCGACAGACTGTATCAGGGACCTCTTGGCGTCATTGTGGTTTCGGCGAATCTCTTCCATAGGTGTTTTTTTCATCACTCTTTTAAATAACTTAGGAACTTAAAGTTTACAGACCCAAAAAATGTATAATGTCCCTAGAAGCCGATTA